ATATCTAAAAGTATTTACTGCTGAAGCTAATGATATGGTAATCGTTAAAGATATTCCTTTCTATAGTTTTTGTGAACATCACTTAGTTCCATTCTTTGGTAAAATACATATTGCTTATATTCCTGACGGAAAGATGATTGGATTAAGTAAATTAGTTAGAATTATGAGAGTATACGCTAAGAGACCTCAAGTTCAAGAAAGATTAACTAAACAAATAGCAGATATATTAGTAGAAAAATTATCTCCAGACGTTATGGTTTATATTGAAGCTGAACATATGTGTATGGTAATGAGAGGTGTTAGAACACCTGGCGCAAAAACAGTTACTTCTGCAGTAAGAGGAAAATTTTTAAATCCACCTGAGAATAAAAATCCAAAAGAAGAATTCTTAGTTGCAATAAAGAATTAATATGAATGTTAAAAATTTAGTAGATGTTACTTATTATATTGAAAATAATATTCCTAAAATTGTTCTAATTTCAAGAGATAATAAACAAAAACAAATTCGTGAATATTCTAATTTCTTACCTTATATATATGTAGATAAAGAAGAATATAATATTAAAAAAGGTTTATTAAGACCATACGTAGTTAATATTGAAATACCTGAACAAAAATTTATTTTAGATAATACTAAAGAAATAATTAAATTAACATTAAAAAATCCATTTTTAGTTTATGAAGTTAAAAAATTATTAACTAAAACATATGAAAGTGATATTTTATTTACAAATAGATTTGTAATAGATAATATAGATAAACTAACTTCTGATGACTATAGAATTAATTTTTTTGATATTGAAACAACTTCAGAAAAAGGATTTCCTCATTATTTAACACCAAATGAAAAAATAATTTCTATCGCTTTATATGATAATTATACTGATAAATATTTATTATGGATATGGCATAATAAATATAACGAAGAAGAATTAGTTAAGAATATTAATGGAATTAATTTAAATATAATGAGATTTAATGATGAAAAAAATATGTTGAATTCTTTTTTAGATTATGTACAAAAAACTCAACCAGATTATTTAGTAGCTTGGAATATTGCTTTTGATATTAGATATTTAGTTGCGAGATGTGAACAATTAAAATTAGATATTAATAAATTATCTCCGTTATATAATAATTCTAAAATAATAAATAAAGTAAAATGGTTTGATGGACCTGGAGTATATGGTAAAAGATTTTTATCTAATATAGATGATGAAAAAAATGTTCAAATAAAAGGTTTAAAATGTTTTGATTTATTAATGGCATTTAAAGCAGTTGCAGCTTCAGAATATCAATCTTGGGCATTAGATTATATTGCTGAAAAAGAATTAGGTATAAATAAATTAAGAACACATTTCGATATTGGAAAAACTTGGTTAGAAAATCCAGAATTTATTGAAGATTATAATTACGTAGATGTTTATTTAATTAAATTATTAGATGATAAGATAAAATTAATACAAAGATATAATTCTATTAAAGATACTGCATTCTTATACGATATTAATGATGCTTTTGCAAGTGGAAGGATATTAGATAATTATGTTATAAAAAAATATAAAGATAAATATATATTTCCAAGTAAAGTATACGACAAAGATAGAACAAAAGAATTAGGGGGAGGTTTCGTTAGAGAACCTGTAACAGGATTACATAAAAATGTAGCAGTGTTTGATTTTAGTGGTTTCTATCCTAATTTAATGAAAACTTTCAATTTGTCAGGAGATGTAATAAAAACAGAGAATATTATTTTATTAGATAATAAAATAGACGAAGAACAAGATATTACTGAAATAAAAGATAAAATGTATGAATATGATAAAGATAAAAATTTGATAACTTATAAAATTAGAACAAATAAATTTCAAGCAGATTTAACTTATTCATTAGAACATAAAGGAGTAATGGCTGAATCAGTAGATAAATTAATGGAATTAAGAAATAACGCTAAGAAAGAAATGAAAAAAGAAAAATATGGTTCAGTAGAATATAATCAAAAGGATAGAGCACAATTTAGTTACAAATTTATAATTAATGCAGCTTACGGTACTTCCGCATATCCTGGGTTTAGATTATATAGTAATGCTAATGCTAATGCAATTACAGGGTTTGCAAGAATGCTTTCTAAATGGGTTAGTTATAAATTAGATTTAAATGGATGGAAAACTATATTAGGAGATACAGATAGCCTTTTTATTAAATTAAAAGAAAGTAATGAATTAAAAGATAATTTAATAGAAATAGAAAAAATTCAATTACTTATAAATGAAGCTATTAATGAATTTGTTATAAAATTCCTTCCTGATAATTTAGTAGATAATCATACTTTAAATATGGAAATGGAAAAAATATATAAAGTTCTTTTAACATTAGATGTTAAAAAAAGATATATTGGAATGTTAAAATATTATGATGGTAAAGAAGTAGATAAATTACATTATATGGGATTAGATTCTAAAAAAAGCAATACAACTGAAATAAGTAAACAAGCTCAACTTGATTTAGCTTTAGCAATATTAAAAGAAGAACAATTAAATCCTATTTTTGAAAAGTATTATACAATAGTAAAAAATAGTTTAGATATAAATTTATTTAAATTATCAAGTAAATTAGAAAAACATCAAAATGAATATAAAACTAATATACCTGCAAAAAGAAGTACACTTTGGAGTAATGAACATTTAGGCACTAAGTTTAGAGGAGGAACTAAATTTTATATTTTATATATAAACCCAAACATAGAAATAAATACAGACGTAATTGCGTTTGACGATTCAGAACAATTAAATAAATTAAAAAATATATCAATAGATAAATCTAAATATTTAAAAGATTTATATAAAAAATTTAATAATTTAATAAGAGGTATAAAAGAAATAAATGATTTAAATGAATATTATTATAAAAAGTATACTAATAAAAATAAAATGCTGGATGAATTTTTTTAATGGATGAATATAATTTACAAGAGGAAATAGATAAGTATTTAGAATCTAAAGTAAGACCTGAAAAAGAAAGAGATTATTTTTATGTTAGTGAATTGGGTAAATCTAAAAAAGAAATATACAAATCTTTTAAAAATAAGTCAGAAAATAAGATGGATGGTAAAACACATAGAATATTAGATAATGGTAATTTTGTTCATTCGAGATTTATGAAATTATTTGCAGAGATGGGAATATTAGTTTGTGCTGAAATTGATGCAGTAAGTAATGATTTAGTTCATGGAAGATTAGATTGTATTATAACAGATAGGAAACAAAATTATATTGTTGAAATTAAGAGTTGTAGTCAATGGACATTTCAAAAATTAATACAACCTTCAAAGGCACATTTATTACAAATTCAATTTTATATGTATTATATGAATATACAAAAAGGTATTATACTTTATGAATGTAAAGATAATCAGAGTATTAAAACATTTTATATTAATTTAGATAAAGAATTAGTAGAAAAATACATCGAAGAATTAAAAAAATTAAAAGAAGATATTATAAAAAATAATGAACCTAATGACGAACCTATATTATTAGAAGATTTACAATATGGATAATACAGAATCAATATATTTATAAACTACAATATACTTAATATATTAATAAAAAAGAGGAAAATATGGAATTTGAATATTACATAAAAACAAAAGATAATAAATATGAAAAAAGAAGGATGGTAGCCGAGAAGAATTCTGATAAAAAATTCTTCAATTCTTTTTTACTTAATATAGAAGAACAATTGAAAATAGTTAAAGAAGATATTTTAAAATATTTTCCAGATAAAAGAACTAATATAGCTTTTCCTAAGCATGACGATTTTGAGATTCAAATTAAAGTAGATAAATTAGTTACTATAAGGAAAACAAATATTGATGTTCGAGATAAATTAAAAGAATTATTACACGAAACTGAATTTGTAATTTGTGAATGTGGAGGTAAAATGTATAAAACTCCAATTAATACTACTTATAAAAAAAATAATAATACTTTTATTATAACTGAGGA